GAAGCTCAGGCAGAAATTGAAAAACTTGAAAAACAGTTGCTTGATTTGGTTACAAGTTCGGATGGATACTCGTTTGTCATCGGTTAACAAAAAACGTCAACCCCTAAGCGATTCTTGTATAACTACTTGAACTAACTCAGGGGTTTTCTTATGATAGTTGGAATTTCAGGTTTTATCAATAGTGGAAAAAGCACCGTAGCAACACAACTTACAGAGCATTACGGATTTAGAAAAGATAGTTTTGCTACTAGCCTCAAGGATGCATGTGCTTTGATGTTTGACTGGCCACGCGATATGATTGAGGGCGATACCATTGAATCGCGCAATTGGCGGGAACAGACAGATACGTGGTGGTCAACAAAATTGGGTATTCCAAATTTTAGCCCACGCCTTGCATTGCAACTAATTGGCACAGATTCTTTGCGTAATCATTTCAATGAAGGTCTGTGGTTTATGACTGTTGAGAATCGTGTTCGTAAGAATCCAAATCAACACGTTGTTATTAGTGATGTCCGTTTTCCTAATGAGGTAAAGTTCATACAAGAACAAGGTGGGGTCATGATTCGTGTTGATCGAGGTTCACCACCAGTTTGGTTTGAAACTGCACTTATGGCCAATAAGGGAAATTCTATAGCAAAAGAAGTAATGACCAAGACATATTCAGATGCTCATTTCAGCGAATGGGCGTGGGTAGGTCAAAAATACGATTATGTAATAAATAATGATAAGTCAGTGGAATATCTACAAACTCAAGTAAAAGAAATCTTAGAGAAGATATTATAATTACGGTACTTCATTTGCCATATATTTAGCTCTCTCCTAGATAAATACAACTAACAAGAAGCATAATTCTTCCAAAGGAGTTAAATCACAATGGCTACATTAGTATCACCTGGCGTAAGCATTTCGGTAATTGATCAAAGTATCAATGTCGGTGCAGGACCGGGAACCGTACCTCTAATTTTTATTGCTACTCAGCAGGACAAATCTACTCCCGATGGAACAGGAGTAGCACCAGGAACCACAGCAGCAAATGCTGGTAAGGTTTGGTCTATCACTTCGCAGAGAGATCTAGTACAGACTTTTGGTGATCCAATTTTCTACTCAGTAAGTGGAACATCACTAAATGGATACCCACTAAACGAATATGGTTTGCTTGCAGCATATTCATATCTTGGTCTATCAAATCTAGTAAGAGTCGTTCGTGCAGACATCAATACAGTTCAGCTTGAACCAACACCGGTTGAACCAACAAGTCCAGCAGCAGTTGGAACATATTGGTTTGATGAATCTGCATCAGGTTCTGTATACGGATTGTTTGTTCGTTCTGGTGTATTTCCAAATGAAATTTGGACATCAGTAACACCGGGTTTTGTTTATAATTTCGCAACAGGTATTGCGAACGTTCCAGCACCAGCAGATGGTGTCGATGGAGATTATGCAATCGTATTTCAAACTGCCTCTGGAGAAATGTCATATTGGACTAAGACTGGTGGTGCATGGTCTCAAATCGGAAATACAGCATATACATCGGCAGCACTGAGTGCATCATCAGCTGGTGCAATTGTTACGGTTCCTTCTACAACAGGTCTTGCAGCTGGTATGACTCCGGTAATTACTGCCGGTACAGGTACCTTCGCAGCAAATACAACAATTCTATCAGTCGACAGTCCAACACAATTTACATTGTCGGCTGTTCCATCTGTTGCATTGGTAGCTGCTACAGTTGCGGCATATTTCGACATTACAATTCAATCTGTTTGGCCAGACCTAACAGCAGTCACAACAACTCAAGAATATTGGGTCAAGACTGGTGCAGCAGCACAAGGTGCAAATATTGTTCTACGTAGAATGGATGCAACAACATCATCATTCATACAAGTTGAAGCTCCAATTCTAGCAAGCGATGCAGCAGCAAATACATATTACAGTTCAAACCCAACAGGCTCGGATGGACAGATTTACATCGAACCTGTTATCTCTGGTCTATTGCCATTCACATCTAATAACACCTTAGAATTTAGATTGTCAAGTGGTGTAAGCGGTCCATGGGCTCCTTTGGCAGTTATCGTAGGTTCGGAATCAGTTCCAACATCTGGTCCAGTAAATGGTCAACTATGGTTCAATGCTGAACTAGGTCTCAACGGCGACGGCCAGTCTACTGTAGATATTCTTGTTGCAGATGGTGCAGGTAGCTGGCAGAATATCAATTTGCCGGGATTTACATTTGTTGATGTACCACCGGGTCCTCTAGATCCAACATTGTATGCTCAGTCTGGTGATCCACAGGATAACGTTCCTGCACCATCTTTGATTGCTAACGATATTTGGGTCGATACAGATGTTGAACCATATCCTGTAATTTATTACTGGAGCGGTACCGCATGGGTATTGGTTGATAATGAAGACCAAACATCTAACCACGGTATCATCTTTACAGATGCACGCTCAAATCCACTCTATACACAGGGTGGAAACGGTGAATATAACGGTGGCCCGGGCAACCCAGACTTGGATCCAGATTCGCCAGACGCTGACTTGTATCCAAAGGGATTTATGCTATGGAATACACGTTATTCGACAGCCAATGTTAAGGAATGGCAATCTCCATATGTATTTGACAGCATTACAGCTTCTCCGGATAATACAAACAACAGTTCGACCGGACGTTGGGTAAATGTTTCTGGTAATAATGTTACTGGTGTTCCATACATGGGTGCAGCAGCACAAAACATTATGATTGTTCGCGCAATACAATCGGACATTACTTCTAACGAAGAAATTCGTGCAGAAGACTTGTTCTTCAACTTGATTGCAGCCCCGGGATATGTTGAGGCAATTGACGAAATGCTTGTTCTAAACGACGATCGTAAGGATACAGCTTTTGTTGTTGGCGATACACCATTTACATTGTCGGCAACCGGTACAGCATTACAGAATTGGGCAACCAATGCAAGTTCTGCAGCAGGTAATGGTGCAGATGGTTTGGTATCTGCAAGCAAGTATTTCTCTGCCTGGTATCCAAGCGGATTGAGCACAAACGTTGATGGAACAGATGTTGTTGTTCCACCATCACATATGGCACTAAGAACAATTGCATATAACGATCAGGTTGCTTATCCTTGGTTTGCTCCAGCAGGATTGCAACGCGGTGTCGTAAATAATGCAGGTGCTGTAGGATATGTCAATGCTTCAGGACAGTTTGTATCAGTCAAACTAAATGAAGGACAGAGAGATATACTATATCAGAATGGTATCAACCCAATTCGAGTAATGCCAGCAGGTGGGATTGTTGTGTTTGGTCAGAAGACACGTCAGCCATATGCAAGTGCAACAGACCGTATCAACGTAGTTCGCCTAGAAAACTACTTGCGCTACCAGTTGAACAATCTGGCCATGCCGTTCTTGTTTGAACCCAATGATTCAACAACACGCAATGCAGTCAAAGATGCATTTGATAGATTCCTAGCAGAACTTATCACACTTCGTGCATTGTATGACTTCTTGGTTGTCTGTGATTTGTCAAACAACACACCAGCTCGTATCGACAGAAACGAACTATGGATTGATATTGCAATTCAGCCAGTCAAGGCAATTGAATTTATTTACATTCCTATCAGAATCAAGAATACTGGTGCTAGCCTAACATCAGCCTAAGAAGACGATAATTCAAATACCGCCCATTGTGGCGGTATTTTTTTGGCGATAAATATTGGATGACATCTTTCACACTTCAGAAGTATATTTCCCATCTTCCTTCCCAGCAAAATATAGGATGTTGTACAGCCTCGGCCAGCCTTCTTGCCGCTGAAATGATTATGTCGTCTGCCAGTAAGCACGAGAGATTATCCAGACTTTATGTATATTATATGTCTAGAAAAATGAAGAATAGAGTAGGCCAAAATGGTGCAGAACTAAAGGATACATTAGATGCAATGATGCAATATGGTGTGGCAACTGATCGCACCTGGCCCTTCGCCTATAATCGTGCAAATACAGAGCCTAGTGCTGTAGCAATTGCAGAAGCTTCACAGTATAAATTGAACACATACACGTGGGCAGCAATAGATTCATTCAAGGAATACATACATCAAGGGCTTCCTGTGATAGTAGGATTATATACAGGCAAGATGTTTTGGAGGATGAAAGGCCTACTCTCAGAACAAACATATAAATCAATAAATACAACTGATAATAGAAGATATAAGGGACACGCTATTACAGTTATAGGCTATGATGATAATATATTAGGTGGTTCATGGATAATAGCAAATTCAACAGGGCTGACCTGGGGTGATCACGGAATTGGTATATTACCATATGAGTGTTGGCAGGATATAGGCGAATCATATGTGATTACCGAGTTCGCAGGAATAATGCCTGGTAAAAAAATTTCTGAAATTTGATAAATAGTATTAGCTATTATAGCAGGAGAATAAGATGGCAAATTTAGCAAAATTTGGTATTCCATTAGATGGAAATAAGCTTGGTATTTTGCACCCAAAGCAACAATATCGTTTCAGAATTGTGTGGCAGAATTTTGGTGAAAATAACGGCCTGCGAGAAATGACTCAGAACGTAGTTAGTGTAACACGCCCGAAGGTCGCATTCGGTATGGTAGAATTACATTCCTATAACTCTGTTGGACTGATTGCTGGTAAGCGTTCACCGTTTGATGCAGTTGAGGTTGAATTGCGTGATGATATAACCAACGCAGTAATTTCATCTGTTGGTGCGCAAATTCAGAAGCAAATGAATCACTTCGAACAGACAAGTGCTGTAGCCGGTATCAACTATAAATTCACTATGGAAATTCATTCCCTAGATGGTACAAACAATGATCAATTAGAATCGTGGGTTCTTGATGGTTGCTGGCTTGATAACGTAACATACGGTGAAGGTAATTATTCGAACGCCGATGCACAGACAGTCAAATTATCAGTTCGTTTCGATAATGCAACCAACGTGGCAGGACCAAATACAAACGATGGTACAACAGTAGGTGGAGACCCATATCCAAATATCGCCAGCCCAACTGGTGGTACAACTTTCGGTTAATCCGAAATTTTTGGAGGTGGCTAGTGCCTAGCTTCTCGAGTTTATTCACATCATTGACTGGCGCAGGATTCTTCTATGAGAAGAGTTCTCGCCATGCCACCTATAATTTCAATCAAGATGCTCAGGCATTATATAGAAATCAACCTCGTTTCCCCTTTGAGTATTATATTGATATCAAACTAAATCAAGTAGGTACTGCCGGCACCTATATTCAACAATTCTTCAATAATCCTGCCTGGGCACAGGTTCAGCCATTGGTCAAGACAATTGAAATGCCAGCCTTCAAGATTGAGACAACCCCACTCAATCAGTATAATCGAAAGAGACTAAGTCAGACAAGAATCGATTTTCAGCCAGTCAAGGTAGTATTCCATGATGTGGCCGATGGCAAGACATTGAAATTCTGGGAAATGTATTATAGATACTATTTCGGCGACGGAAACGAACCGGGTAAGAATGAACCCAGACAACCAACACAAAATTCTGGTCCTGTAACCACAGAACAATTTCTGAAAAATATTACTCCATCATTCAATCCTAATATTGCCGATTTACCTGCAAGCATTAGGGATGTAGTAAATGGAAATAATTTCACTGGTAAACCAAGTCCCACAAATCAGCTCGGCGATAAAAGTGCAACACAGAATATTGTGGCAGATACACTCAATAATCATGCCTTTGGTTTCAATCTTCCTATAGTACAGAATATCAGAAATCTAATTCAGCAGATTGACATATATCAAGTCCACGGCGGGAGATTCAATCAAGTAACACTTGTCAATCCGAGAGTTGCAGCATTTACGCACGACACACTAAATTATG